CATTGTAAACTTTTCTACATCTACAACAGTAATTGGTCTTGATGATATTTATGCAAATGCTATCTTTGACTATATGTTGTATCGAGCTTATCAGAAAGACACAGAGTCAGCTTCTGACTTGAACAAAGCAACTTTGTTTTTACAAAGCTTTCAAAATTCAATGGGTATAAAGAGTCAAGCAGATACAGCCTCTTCCCCTAAACCATCAACACCAACGGAAATAACTTAATATGGCTTCAAAAAAAATAGAAACATTAGTACCAAAGGTAAAAAGAGAAGCTCCTTCTTGCCCAGAATCATTGATAGTTGATGAGCTTAGAAATACTTTAATTGAATTTTGTATTAGTACAGATATTTATTTACAAGACTTAGGCATCCTGCAAGTTGTTAAAAATGTTAATCAATATTCAGACAAAGATTTAGACATTCCTGTTGGAGCTGAATTAAATCATATTATTGATATTTTTAAAGAATTTTCAGATGATACTAATACTCAAATATCCCAAAAAAGATATACAAGGATTGAGCCTAAATCTCAAATAGGAGCTGTATCAATTTTTGATTTCTATGGGAAAGGTCCTGTTAAATACTATACACAAAAAGACCAAGAAACTATTTTATTTGCTCCAACTCCTACAGAGAATGAGAAGCTGTATGTCTTATATTCTCTCAAACCAACAATTACTGCGACTACTATTCCAACAATAATTGCAAACGAATATGCAGAAACGATTGTGCATGGTGCTTTGTATAGATTGCAAATGATGAAAGATACTCCTTTTTCAGATGTACAAGCAGCAGATTTGAATAAAAGAATGTATGATAAAGGTGAAGCACAGGCAGTAAGAAAAACTAAATATGGTAATGTTGGTGCTCCGCTTACAATTAAATATCAGGAGTTTGTGTAATGGCTTATAGTGCAACAATTAGAATGGTGAAAGGCGACACGCTGCCAGAGCTCATTTTAACTTTGAAAGACAGCAACGCAGCTGCTTTAGGAAAGGTTTTAGACCAAGAAGATTCAGATACTTTTGCACCTGTAGATGTTTCTGGAGGAACTGTAAGAGTTAGAATTAGACAAATAGGCACAGAAACTATTTTAAAAACTATAACTACAACAATCACAGATGCGACAAATGGAAAGGTAGCCATGACTTTTCCGTCAGATACTTTCCCCGCAGCAGGTGTATATGAAGCTGAAGTTGAATTTACAAAATCAAACAACGATGTACAGACCGTTGTTGATTTAATTAAATTTAATGTGAGGGAAGATTTTGACTAATGGCACTCAAATTAAAAGTAGAGTTCAAAAACCTTCAAAGTGTTTTTACTACACTAAATCTTAAAGCCCTTACACAATTTCAAAACTTAAAAATTACAGATGTTTTTATAGACTCTGATTCAAAAAACTTATATTTTTTTGAAGGCAATGCAAATGCAATTGTCGTAAATATTTCTGAATCTTTAGCTTTTGCAGCAGAAAAAACATTAAGCGATTCAGCGGTTATAGCTGAACTAGCAGCTTTAGAGTCAGGCTTGATTAAAGGTGATATTGCAACAGTCACAGAAAGCATAGCTACTCTCGTAGCTTTCTCAAGACAGTTTTCTGATTCTTTATCTGTGAGTGAAAATTCAATACAAGATTTTGATGCAGCAAAATCTGATACTGCAAATATTGCCGAAAACTATAGCAGCTTGTTTACAACTTCAAGAGCAGATAGCTCAACTATTAGCGAGTCAGCTGCTGTAGTGCGTAATAAAACATTTGGTGCACCGTATTACAATACTAACGCATATACAACTAGCAATGTAGCTTTGGTAAATTACACAGTGACTGTAGCACCTAAAAGTAGTGGTAGTGGAAATGCTTTCTATTTTAATGGTATGGAACA